CAGATTTGGCTAATAAAAGAATCTATACTAAATAGATAAATATGGATGGTACAGCTCTTTTAAATATGTATGAATTAAAGGAAATTCCTTAGGAGCAAGAACTTACTTCAAATCAATACATTACAAGGGAAGAATTTGAGTCTGTAATTAGTCAGCTACATCAATCTTTAGCGGCGACCGCAACGCCACAGCTCATTCCTGTAGAGTAGCCGGTCAGTAAACCTGCGGCAGCAGGTGTCGCTTTAAATTTTTAAAGGAGGAAATAAAATGAGTTATAATGTTAATCCTATGCTTTTGGTCCAAGCTATTAAAGAAGGACAAAACCCACAACAGTTAATGTTAAATATTTTAGAAAATAATATGTCTGGCACCCCTTTAGGAGACAACTTAATCGAGTTGGCAAAAAACGGCAAAGGCGCGGATATCGAGAAAATTGTTCGCAATATTGCCAAATAGCGAGGCATTGACTTTGATAAAGAATTTCCAAACTTTGTTCAAATGTTAGGCCTCAATAAAAAATAATAATATTTTATGGAGGTAAACATCTATGTTCAATTCAAACACTTGTGGTTACACTTTAGCTGATATTGCCGCAGTAACTGGCTCTAATGGTAATGGAGACGGTATGTGGGGCGATGGCAGCTGGTGGATTATTTTATTATTCTTATTCGCTTTTAATGGCGGATGGGGCAACGGCGGCTTTGGCGCAGGACGCAACGGCCAGAGTGAAATTGCCTATAGCTTTGATATGAATGGCCTTGAGAATGGCGTGCGCGGCATTCAACAGGGACTTTGCGATGGTTTCTACGCAATGAATACAGGCATGATGGGCGGCTTTGCTGACGTTCAAAGCGCGCTATGCCAAGGTTTCTCCGGCGTAAACAACGCTATTACTACTTCTGGCTATGACATTTTAAATGCTATTCATGCCGATACTATTGCTAACATGCAGAATACCAATGGCATTAATGCTGGCTTAACCGCTTTAGGTACTCAGTTGGCTCAATGCTGCTGCGATAATAGATACGCATTAGCTACTGGTTTTGCTGATATTAATTATAATTTAGCTACTCAGGCTTGCGATACTCGTCGCGCTATTGCTGATAGCACTCGTGATATCATTGATAGCAATAATGCTGGTGTACGCTCTATTCTTGATTTCTTAACTCAAGATAAGATTGCTACTTTAACCGCAGAAAATCAGAGCTTAAAATTTGCTGCTTCTCAGGCTAACCAGAATGCTTATATTGCTGCTAACCAAGAGGCACAGACAGCTCAGATTATTCGTCGCTTGGAAACTCCTTGCCCAATTCCAGCATATGTAGTTCCAAATCCCAACTGCTGCTATAATTATGGCGTAAACGCCTATAATTCTTGTGGTTGCGGTTGTAACTAATTAAAGGAGGGCAAGTATTAATGGAAATTATAGCAAATGAACTACAGACTGTTTTAGAAAATCAAAATGTTCAATTTACAGATACTGTTGTTCCAGGAAAAGCTTGCACTATGCACCGTAATGGTAGCGGGTTAGTGAGTCTGAAAGGGCTCACTAACCAATGCCGTGCCCGCTTTAAGGTTTCTTTTGGCGCTAATATTGCTATTCCAACCGCTGGCACAGTAGAAGCTATTTCCTTGGCTATAGCTATTGATGGAGAGCCAATAGCTACGACAACTATGATAGTAACTCCTGCAGCCGTTGAAGATTTCTTCAATGTCTTTGGGGCAATTTATTTAGATATTCCAAGAGGTTGCTGCTCTCAAATTAGTGTGCGTAATACTAGCACCCAGCCTATTGATGTTTAGAACGCAAATCTAATTATAGAGCGTGTCGCCTAAGGAGGTAAACTATGGAACAATTAAAGCAAATGAAAGAAATGTTAACTGGCTGCGTTCAGGGCCAATTAACTCATTTAGATACAGTTGATGCCAAAGAACTGGGCGAAGCTGTTGATATGATAAAAGATTTATCTGAAGCAATTTATTATTGCACTATTACCAAGGCGATGGAAGAAAAAGAAGAAAAAGGAAGCCATCATGGTAATGTAATGTATTATCCCGTGGATTATGGAATGCGCTATTATGATGGCATGTATCCAGAATGGGAATATTACAGAGATATGGATAAAATGAAAGGACGCATGTATTATGGAGGAAATGGTACCGGACACTCTGCCGGAGGAAATTCATCGGTCTCTTCCACTTCTTCTTCTAATGGTTCTGGAGTTAGGGGTTATAGTGAACGAGAAATGCCTTTCGGGGAAATGATGATGCGTGATATTCGCGAGGGTCGTAGTCCTAAAAGTCGTAAGACCTATATGGAATCTAAAGAAATGCACAAGGACAAAGCCGCTCAATTATAGGAATTAGAAAAATACGCTCAAGAACTAACGGCAGATTTAGTTGAGATGGTTGAAGATGCTTCTCCAGAAGAGAAACAGTTCTTGAGTAACCGCATTGCGGCCTTGGCTACAAAAATTAAATGATTAATATAAACGGTGAAGATTGGAGAGTCCTATTGGTCTCTCCTTATCATCCATAGCTATAGCGTAGTGATGGTAGTTGGACTTTAGGTGCTTGTGACGATTATTTAAAAACAATATATTTATCTGAAGATTTAGATTTAAAAATGATGAAAAAAGTTTTAGCTCATGAATTAACTCACGCTGCTATGTTTAGCTATAATGTTGAAATGAACCTCGCGCAAGAAGAATTATTTGCGGATTTAATCGCAACATATGGACAAGAAATTGTATGTAAAACAAACTTATTCTTTAAGAGAATAAAAGAAAATAGGGAAGCCTTTTGTTAAGGCTTCCCTATTTTTTATTTGGATTGTTTTTTTCGCTCTTTAACCTGCTCATCTGTTAAAATATCTAATTTTACTACGCGCTCATATAGCGCTTTAGCTTCTCCATTTCCGCCAAGACCAATATATAAATGATAAAACTCATTTAATTGGTCATATTGGTCAAATGTCATATAGCCTTGCTTTAGATAAATTCTACATAATTGACTTAAACGATAGCGATAAGATTGTACTATTAGTCTTATTTTGTGCTTTTCATCTTTGTCAACTTCACGAACATAATTACGAAGCTCTTCCATGTCATCAATGATTGGTTGTAACTTGTCTTCAATATGTTCATCCATAATCTGGGTTTCTTCTTTATCTAATAGCTTTTTATATTTCTGCACCTGTTTCCAAAGGTAAGCACAAAAAGAAACTGCGCCGGCCGCCACAACAGATGATGCAATGCCTAATAACCAAGCAGTCATTTAAACCATTCCCCTTTCTTGTTTAATCTTTTCAATAAACTTAAAAAAGGTAGATAATAAATTGAAAAAAATCGGCCTTGTTAAAAGGCCGATTTATTATTTAATATATAGTGAGTGCCAATACATATAGCGTCGCTTTCGTCCTAGGAAACTTTTTTATTATAGGTCTATGCCACATAAGCCTATGCATTGCGTTTCTAGGTGTTTCTGTCGCGCCCTTTGATTCCAAGGGTCGATTTCCAGGTTTGTGAATGAATAATTTCGTGAGGAATTTTCATTTCACACGCTAGTTCAGAAAGCACTCCGCGCACCTCTGCCAGTTTTCTATATGTTTCAACATTATTTGTTTGCCCCTGAAGCTAGATATCTTCAAGTAAAATTTTATTTATATTATACTATTCAATTAGGGAAATAACTTTATTGCGAATTTTTACAAGGCGTAAAGAGAAATCATCATCGTCATAAGTAAAAGTACCACTTACTATTAGATTGTCCTCTTGGAATATTGCATATCCGGAAGTTCTAGAGGCTTGGTCTAAAGCTAAAATATTATTTAACATTATTCCAATTTCCTGCGGATTCAGAATGATTTATTTCTGCGGGAGAGCTATATCCTTCAGCGCGGGAGTAATTTCCAGCAAATAAATTATTAAGTACTTTGGAAAATTCCGCTGCGGATGTAGAACCAAATCCACCAGTTCTTAATCCTTGTGCCATATCATCATCGGTAATATGGTATTCTTTTAAAATACCTTGACCTATTGTGTCGCCTTTTTTTAATAAAATATCAAAAGGTGATAAATTAATCATTTGAAAATAGATATGGCCTTCATTATCTGGATTATTATAATAATCAGAATCAATAATGCCAACACCATTAGCAAGAATTAGCCAGTGTTTTAAGGGACAAGAACTACGAACTGAAAGCTCTAAATAGAAACCTTCGGGCATTTCACACTTAATTCCAGTAGGCACTAGAGTGGGTTTCGTGCCGACGGCCTTGGTTAGAGCGGCCGTTTCTTCTAGAGTTAATGCCATCTTATTAAAATTTGAATTGTAAAATTCATTTAGTAAGTCTCGACGTTGAGAATCAAAAGATGGAATTACAATATCTTCAGCCACTTGGAAATCATAGCCGGCGCTACCTATTGTTTTACGGATAGGTAGCTCCAATTCGGCATCAGCGTATTTAGAAATTACTTCAAATTTCATAGCTAATTATTACCTGTGTTTCAGGCTCTTTTTCCGAAGTAAAGCCTTTGACGATAGAGACTTTATAATAATCGTCAATAACTTCTCCTTTTAGTTTACGCTCTTTGTGTTCGCAATTATATTTAATGACATCGAAAGTAGAATCTTCTTTGGCTTCGGCAATAAGATTCTCTACTTCTGGTTCAGTATCTACACGATACACTTCTGTTGTTTGAATTAAATATTTAGACATTATACTACCTCTACATTTAAATTATTATAATTATATTTTAACGAATAATTCGCCTTAATTTCATCAGCCCATAGGGTATTAAAAGAAGTATCTCCATGAAGTTTTACTTCAGTGGTATTATACTTATTAGCTAATGCGCAAATTGCTTCAGGAATATTATTTAAATCTGTCTTTTGGGCGAAAATATTTTGTTTTGTTTCCGTATCAAATACATAAATCATTTGGTCGTTAGAAAACATTTGTAAGTTGCAAATAATTATCCGCATACAACTACTCCATTCTCATAAGGGAAGAAATACATAACATATGTTTCATTATCGCAATCAGTTACCCAAATCTCGATAGCGCATTCATCCTGAGCAATATCAATTGCTTTAATATCACCAATATCATGTGCGCATTCAACAACCATATCGTCAACAGTTTCAATGGCAAGATGAGGATTAATATAAAATACAGTATAATAGTTTAATTCTCTACATAAAAGCATATAGAATTGGTGATTCCATTTATAAACAAAATCACGAATTGATTGCTTTTTTTCTTCCATAATTTCTTCATCTAAAATTTCTAACTGCCCAATAATTTGCTTATTCATTTCGTAAGCTTTCATTGTTATATTTGCGTCTGGATGAATTTCTTCCCAGCCTTCAACTGGGCTCCATTGATAAATCTTTTTATCGGCGTCGCAAAAAACGGTTTGGCCAACTCGGGGTTCCAGAATCTCTTCTAGTGTTTCAACTTGTTCAATCATAAAAATTTTCACCTCAATTTTTTCTTTTATTATATCATAATTTTTTTATTTTTTCAACTCAATGATTCTCTAGTTTGAACTTCCCCTCATGGGCAAAGTAATATCTCTTAAACTTTCTATATAAGGACCGTCAATTAAAACATCGGTCATTCCTAAAATTTTTTCAATATGAGAACCTGAAAATTTTAGTAAATCCTCATACAAAAATCCAGTCCACACATAAATCTTCGTTTCTGGCAATTTTTCTTTTACCTGGGAAATTACAAGATGTGTGATAAATTCATTTTCCTCACATAGAGGTTCACCGCCCATAATACATAAAGAACGATTTATACCATTGTCGGTAAGTGCTTCAATAATTTCATTAATTACCCTGGGGGTAAATTCCTTACCCCCAGTAAAGTCCCAGGTTTCTGGGTTCTAGCAACCGTGGCATCGATGCGGACAGCCTTGCGTAAAGAAGGTGACTGACACGCCCGGGGCAGCTGCAAAATCGTTCTTATTTAAACCTGCGTATCTCATCTGTGTTTTACTCGTGCTTCAACTTCGGCTTGCTTACCAGCATTAAAAGCTGTTTTATAATTGCCGGTTAGATAGCCCGTTACACGGCGCAATTGCTGAATTTCATGGCTGCCGCATTCGGGACATGTATCATTGAATTCATCGCAATATCCGCAAGATAGACATGTATCATTGGGAACATTAATTGCGAAGTATGGAATATCTTTATCCATAGCATAGTTTACTAATGTTTCAAGAGCGTCAAGGTTATTTTTAATACCGCTCTCTAATTCAACATAAGTAATGCATCCAGCATTAGAATAACCAGTTAGTTGAGATTCAATATCAATCTTTTCAAATGGACTCATATTCTTCCAAACTGGTACATGCATTGAGTTAGTGAAATATTCTTTGTCAGAAACATTTTTAATTTCACCATATTGGTTTTTAAATTTTTTCATTGCGGTATAGCAAAGATTTTCAGCAGGAGTATAATATACGCCAAAGTTTAATTTATATTCTTGTTTAAATTCAGCACAACGCTTATTAAATAAGCTTTCAATTCGCTTCGCCAGTTCCATGCCACGCTCTTCCGTATGGTCGCAGCCAATTAAAATTTGTAAGGTTTCAGCTAGGCCAAGTTGACCGATAACAATTGTGCCATGTTTTAAAGCACTTCTTATTCCTTCTTCTGGAATATAACCGGCCATTAAACCATTTTCATACATGAATTTGGCAGAATCAGAAGATTGAGAACAAATCCATTCAAAACGCTCGATAAGCATATCTTTGGCTTCGAGAATTTTTTGGTTAAGTAATAGCATAAAATATTCTTCAACGCTAAACACACCCTCTGCAAGAGCACTGTAATTTGGAATAGTTTCATAACGATGCTTTTCCCTTTCAATAGCTTGCTCTCGCATTTCTTTGGCTTGCATAGCCAAGGTAGGCATAATGATTGTCACGGGACAAATATTACCGCGTCCATCTTTAAGCTGTCCGAGGCCATTGACGTCCCAGCCGTTAGCGGTTCTGCAACCCATTGTACTGAAATAGGTACAAGGGTCATTCCGGTCATACCCTGCGTTTCCAGACCAGTCGACATTAGCGTAATTTGGGTAAAGTCTTTGGGCAGTGGAACGCAAAGCGAGTTTATATAAATCATAATTGGGGTCACCCGGTTCACGGTTAACTCCTTTCATGCATTGGAAAATTCCACAGGGGAAAATTGAAGTCTTGTGTAATTTACCTAAGCCCTTAATTGATACATCAAGTAGTGCTTTAGTTACCATTCTGCCTTCTGGTAGTGTGCAGGTTCCATAGTTTACAGAAGTAAATGGAAGCTGATTTCCGCTACGAGATTGAAGCGTATTGAGATTGTGATACATGGCTTCAACTGCTTGGTAGATTTCGCGTTCGGTCATTTCTATAGCATAGTTATACACTGGACGCCAATCTATTTCCTTTCCTTTTTCAATTGAAGCAATATTATTCTTTTGTTCTTTTAGCCATTCTATAATTTCTAATCGATGCGTAGTATATTCTGTTCCTCCATGATATTTATGAGGAGCTTGATAAACATATGTCATACCATCTAGCATATGTTTCCAAAAGCTCTTTCTCACATAAGGAACCATAGTCCAGTCAATATGGCTTGCGCTAACGCCACCGAACTGACATAGACTTTGTAGTTGGAAAATAACTGCCACCAACTGGAAAGCAGTATTTACAGAATTGGCAGGACGAATATCACATTGACGAGTATTGAATCCTTCTGCTAATAACTTATCGAATGGAATGGTTAAACAATTATGACTACCAACAGCATAATTATCTAAATCATGAATATAAATCATGTTTTCCAAATGATTTTTACGAGCCATATCAGAAACAATATAATTTAATGCGTAGTCTTTAGTCATATAGCTGGATGCTTCACCAATGCGGCCGCCAAAGGATTTTTCATCAAGGTTAGCATTTTGATTTTGCACATTAGAAGCGCTTAATTTTTCTCCAATAGCGGCAATAAAATCGTCTTTATGATTACGCGCAACTTCTTTCTTATAGCGATAACGGATATAGGCGCGAGCCACATCGCGACGTTCAGACTGCATTAAAAAGTCTTCTACGCGGTCTTGAATATCTTCAACGCTTAAGTATTCACCAATATTGTCAAAAGCTTCTACATGAATAGCTAAATCGTCAGCAATATCTTTTGCAGTATCTGTTTCATATAACTGACCATCAACTTCAATAAAAGCTTTATTAATGGCGTTTATAATTTTTTCTTTATTAAAAGGAACTTTTGTTCCATCTCTTTTTATTACCATTATTTTGTACCTCCATCACTAGATATAGTGGAAAATTTTTGTGTATCCACTATATTTAGTTTTTGCGGGTTATAAATTAACTAAAATTGTCCCAGTGGCGCGTCGCAAAGGCGAGAATAGCCCGAGCCGTCTCGCTCATATCTTCTATATTTTCATTCCATATACCAATATCAGCCCCATAAAAATGCTCAAAATCTTTTTGGTCGGCTAAATATCGACGCACAATTTCATCCACGTCGGGTTGTTCTTCACGATTCAAAGAGCGCAATAAACGAGTTTTTGCTGAAGCTTGAATCTCAACGACATATAAATCAATTTTGGGATTGTCTATTAAAATATCAATTCCATCAACATTAAATACCCCAACATTAATTGCTTCTGGATTTAAACTATCCAAAGAGGTTCCATAACACCAGTCACGGAATACTGTGGCTTCAAGCATTTCACCATTTTCAATTTTATTGGCGAACTCTTCATTGGTAAGAAAATAATAGTTCTTACCGTGTACTTCGCCCTCGCGTGGAGGGCGAGTGGTACAGCTTACAATTTCATGGGTGTCTGGTCTATTTAATTTTAAAATCTCTTGTAAAAGTGTATCTTTGCCGGCGGCCGATTGACCGCACAGCGCTAAAATTTTAATCGGCATCTTCCTCAAATCCTCCTTGATAGCGTTCAGTTTGAAGAACCAAATCACCATCACCAATAATTTCATTTATTTTATAAAGTTGATGTCCGCCTGATGAAGCATATTTCTTGGGGATAAAACTATCACCAGAACGAATACCTTGTACTAAAATCATATTACCACGATTAAACCAAGATTTTTCGATAACCTTTTTAGTTCCTTCTGCTGTTTTTTCAGAAATTTGCTTATCAAAAATAGAAAAATATTCTTTTCTAAATTTAATATTTACAACTCCAGAAGTAGTTAATAAAGTAACCATAGACTTATTTTTATCCTTGGCAATACAAGTTCCACAAATCTTACACAACTTAAACATTTTAATTTCTTTATCGCCCTTATAAAAGGTTTTATCCACTACTGGGTCTTCCGGTAACTTAAAGAAATCTGCTATACCATACTTTCCAGTATTGACATTAACCAGCTCATGGTCATGATAATAGAAACATAAAGCTTCCATCTCCCAGGCGGAAATAGAGCCTTTGGCATATTTTTCCCAATCTTCTAAAAAGATATGATTGTTTAAATTTTGCAAAATTTCATCATGATTTTCAGTTACCCAGGCCCTAAATACATCCATATATTTTTGATACACTTTATCCCAGACCTTTGTTTTAATAAACCAAGACATATTATCAGACTCTAATAAATCATATAGGTCTAATTCACCCAAAAAGGCTAATGCTCGTTCATCAAGGCTATACATATCTTTATAAGCATATTTATCGGCTTTAGTAATGGCCTTTAGATACCTGTTAAATTCATATACTCTACGCGCCAGAATATATTCATCGGTGTCTTCTGGTAACAATTTTCTTTTAATTAAGCTGGGCATATTTTGTAAAGTAATACGCCCTTTTTTATCACAAGTTTCCCAAATATACCAGCCCATTAAAAATTTTCTATCTTCCATTTCATCAAAAGCTCCGCCTTTAATTAGTGAAATCATAGCTTGTTTATTTGGTTTTACTTTTAATAAAAAGTCTTTGGGTGAGGTATAGGGTCTATTTTCAATAATATTTGCAATTACTTCCTCACCAACATTTAACATTCCTCTTAATCCAAAAATAATTTTATTATTTTCGTAGTCTGGATAAAAAGTATATTGTGATTTATTAATATCAGGAGGCATTACATCAATGCCAGCCTGTTTCATTTTTCCAATTGCCGTAGCTATTTTATCATAGTTATTATTTTTTCCTTCGGCATCAGCGTCTTCCACACCGCCGCTATCAGTAATTAAACAAGCAGTATTCCAAAAGATAATCGGGAAGCGATAAGCCAGATTCATTTCTTGCAAACCCACAAGAGAGTAGGCTAAGGTATGCGAAGCATTAAAACCATAACCCTTACTTGTAGAAACAAGAACATTCCAAACATAATTACATAAATTATGACTTAAATTCTTTTCTTCAATATTCTTAAAGTATTCGTCTTGAAGTTCCAAGAAGCCTTTGGGATTTTTCTTTGCAATGGCTTTACGCAACTTATCCGCCCAAGTTAGGTCAAAACCGCCACATTCTGGCATCTGAACCAATTGCATAAATTTTTCTTGAGATTCACAAATACCATAAGATTGTTTGACTATTGGTTCAAGAAGTTTTTGTTCTTCTTCTGTCAAGCCATAGTCTCTCATTTCTTTATACCAGAGATTTATATTATTTTTAAAGCGGGCATATTTATTCAAGGGCTGCTCTGCGCCCTTTTCTTGAGCCATTAATCGGATAACCGAGTTTAAAACCGCCAAATCATCTACGCTTTCTGGATGTGTTAAAGCAATACCCTGGATACCACTTTGCTTTTCCATTTGGAACAAAGCTTGAATTTTATGTTCCCAAACCATTTGCCACATTTCTGGCGCTTCACGCTCAAGATTATAAATTCCAATTACTTTTTCATAAGTTTGTCTTAAAGTATTTTCTTGGTCAATAAAACCATTTTCACAAAGTAAATCAATACAAGTGTGAATTTTATCAAGACCTTCAACTGATAGCAAGTCAATTTTAATCAATGATGCAGCTTCACAATCGTGAAGGTCAAATTGAGTTACTATATCTCCATTCGGTACGCGCATTAACGCCGTTGAATTTGTAAAAGGCTCGTCGACAAAAATGACACCACCCGCGTGTTCACCGACGCGACAAATCAATCCCTCAATGCGTTGTGCAACTTTCCAAAGCTCTGGATAATTATTCATTTCACGCACAAACAAAGGGATTGGTTTAAAATCATTTTCTTCATCACCATAGTAACATTGCTTTAGTGTTCTAGTTTGTCCGCGGTCTGCAGGAATCAGTGATGAAATATAAAGCGCTATATCATTATCAATTTCAAGACCTCGTGCCGCCGTTTGAATTGCACTCTTGGATTTTTCTGTACCAAAAGTAACAACATTCGCAACTCTATCTTCTCCATAATAGTCTCTTAATGCTTGAAGAATTGTGGCTCGACGACTTCCTTCTATGTCTGTGTCTATATCAAGAACAGATACACGGTCTGGATTCAAAAATCTCCATGAAAATGTACGAGTAGATTCCCACATTGGATTAATTTGAATAATATCTAAAATATATAAAAGTAGAAAGCCTACACCAGAACCTCGTCCAGGACCTACTACTGTACCAGCTTCCCAACATATATCAATAATCTTTTGTAAGTTTAAGAAGTATGCGCTCCAATGAGCCTTATTAACTTCTGATGAAACCCAAGTAATTCTTAAGTTATCATTTAACTCATCATAAATTTCTTTAGTTTGTAATTTAGGATTGTTTTCTAGCTTTTCAACAACTAACTCTGCTAGCCGTCTATCTCCATCAAAAGTAGATTCATTGAAAGTCTTTAAGTATGGAATTTTTTCGTACCAAAAATCCATTACAATTTTCGTTGTTGGAACTTTCCATTGTAAGGAAGGAATTTTTAAAGGCTTCTTTAAACTAAAATCTTTACAATTATCTCTAATATAAATTATGTTTTTATAAGCCTCTTGAAAAATTTCATTATCAAAACCATCCATATAGCTTTCAATTTCTTCAGTATTCATCATAAAGGTCGTGGCATAGAAAGAATCAACTTCTCTATCACCCTCTTGCGCATTTAAAAAAGCCTTATGGATTGGCGCATCTTCTTTACGACAATAATGTGAGTCGGTAGTAATGATATAAGGAATGTTTAATTCTTGTGATAATAAATAAATTTGCTTATTTACTATTAATTGCTCTTCATTGGCGGAAGGTTGCATTTCTAAAAAGAAATTATTTTTACCAAATATTCCTTCCATTTGTTTACACCAGTTTTTAATTTTTGCGTAAAAACTTACATCGTTACTGCCACGAGTATACCATTGTAAAATTTTAGTACCTAGAAAGCCACCCAGGCATGCTGTTGAACCAAAGACATGGCCAGGATTAGAGCCAATAATTTCAATTAAATCTTGATAGTAAGTTGGAGTTCTTCTCATTTTACCGTTCATCCAAGAACGCATCCAAGCTCTAGTTGATAACTCTCTAATTTGCTGATGTCCAATAGCATCTTTGGCTAACAAAATAAAGTGAAAATATTTATCTTCACCCTTTATAAAATTATCTGCGTTTAGTTCATCCCTACAAAGATAAATTTCATTTCCTAAAACAATTTTAAAATCAGGATGAACCTTTTTAATTTTTTCATAATAATTCTCAATCTTAATCGCATTTGATACTGTTTCATGCTCGGTAAATGCAATTACACTATGACCTAGCTCAATTGCATAATCAACCAAATCCTCAATACGATTAATAGAGTCACGAAGCCGTTGATTTGACATTTCAGTGTGATTATGAAGACTGCCCTCATATTTATATGACATTTATTTTATCTCCTTTCACAAAGTATACTTATATTATATAATATATTTTAAGTATTGTCAACTTCGGTCGCTGCGGATTCTACCGCGTCCAATAAAGTCTGTAATATGAATGCCGCCGCCTCAAAACTTGGCGTTGTGTCTAATAAATATCTATGAAATTCTGAACTATGAATATAGGCATTTACTTCATCTAAATCTACTGTAACTGTTGTATCCATTTTTTCTCCTCATTTTTTTACTATTACTAATTTTTCAGATGCTCTAGTACAAGCAGTATATAGCCATCTTTGATGTTCTTCTGGAACATTTGGAAACCATTCTTCAAAAACAAGTACTTTGTTCCATTCACTACCCTGAGCCTTATGACAAGTTATCGCATAAGCATAAGCAAAATCATAGGGCGCGTCTGGCAAAGCATCATTTTTATTTAATAAATAAATTTGCTTGCTATTTAATAAACCATTTCCAGTTTTTAAAATATTATAATCGATTGGAACATATTCAAATTTATCCCCATCGTCTAAAGTCATTGTCGTATATAAATATGGAATGGGGCCATTATTATAAATATATCTAGGCAACCATATATCTTTTTTATCCATATACTCAATAGTACCAATAGAACCATTTGTTAACGCCCAGGTTCCTTCTTTAGAAGACCAATCCCAATGATTTTTTAAACTAATAATTTTATCGCCGATACATGGTTCTTCGCCGAAGCCTTTTTGTTGACGAACAAAGTTATTAATCTTTGCTCGCTGATTATTTGTAGCACATAGGATTTGGTCTGCCCAATTATACATGCCATCTACCACTTGGCGCTCATCAAAGATTTTTACTTGTTCACCTTTACAATCAAAAGTAGAAAGGGGTTTACCTTCACGAATGTGCATGGATAATCGAATAATTTCGCTATCTTGCGCCTGGCGCATAATCTCATCAAGAAAAATATGCGGGTTGTCAAGAACATGATTATCTGCATCCTTATCTACTGGAGGCAATTGTCCGGGGTCACCTGTAGCTAAAATATAAGCGTGATGAGTTAGTAATAATTCCCACATCGGTCGAGGTAACATAGACACTTCATCGACAACTATAACTGCATAAGGCACTTCATATTTGGGCTTTGGAGAAAATCTATAAACTCCACTTGGAGTGGGTTTAGCATAATATAATAACTTGTGGGCGGTAATCGCATTGGGACAGCCCTTTTGTGCCAATACATTAGCTGCCTTGCCGGTGAAAGCAACATAAGCTACCGCCTCCGGCTCTACATTTAAAGCTTCAATAATAAATTTAATTAAGGTTGACTTACCACTACCTGCGTAACCCGATATAACTGTATATTTTTCACCTTGCTTAAAACGCTATACGGCAAGCTTTAAACCTTCTTCTTGCTTTTTAGTTAAAGTAATACTCAATTTTATTTTTCACCTACTTATTTCATATATGTATATTATAACATAAATATTATAATAAATCAAACTATTGCTTCAAAAATTTCCAAGTGAATTTTTTATTTGGGTTTTCGGCACTTTCACTCGCGCTCGCCCCAATCAACAAGAAAAAGGGTTATACATTTCTGTATAACCCTTAATTTTTTTATCCAACGAAATATTCGTAGGCGCGTCGAGCATAAGTTCTTCTTATACCACGATGTTGTGCCGAGCATCGCTCGTAGTAGCAAGCGAAAGCATACGCACATTCTTCGGGAGTTTCAGCCCCCATAATTGCGTTTAACTGACTGTCTGTAACTTGCTTACTTATGCCATTGGCGCCATATAATTCGTCATGAACAAATTGCATTTGATTATCTACTGTTGGAAATTCACCATAGATACTCTTAATCAAAGAACGTCTTCCACCAATCCATTGGATGAGTCCATATCCACTAGAGCCGTTGCTATCCCAATCCAAATGTAGTGTGCCACCACCCGTTTCTAGCATTAAGTTGCCCATAATGCCAGCACAAACGGTATCACTCCATCCAAAAGACTTCATTTTTAGCCAGGCTTGTGTAGCAGTTGGATATTCTTCCAGCTTGGGACCCCAAAAAGCATCCCATTCTGCTTTAACAAAATTATCATAGTCAATCTTATATAGTTCATTAATCTCTAATACTCGATTGACCTCTGTTGTAATAATTGTATTTAAAGCATTATATTCTTCCATACTCTCACTTAAATAAATTAAATCAGAAATTTCAAAAATATATTTTTCATTATCATGCTGCTTTTGCAATGCCTCTTCTTTATTGGCAGGCGCTTCATACTGAATATCCTTAAACTCGGCTAAAACCAATTCGGTTTTTATTTCAATGGTATTTTCAACTTGCTCTTGTGTACTTATATTTTCACTATTCGTTTTTATAGTAATCATTGGTAAAACCAACATTAAAACCAAAATTAATGAAACGATAATAGTGACCAATCTTTTCTTGTTCATAATAATTGTTCCTCCTAATATTGCTATTAGGTCTGTTATGTTCAATTATTAGAAATAATAGACTGTCCGCTCTACAATTTCAAAATCTTCAATGTTAATTTGTGGACTAATATTACCATTCCATATATTTTTCTGGAAATGGCCGATAACATTAATAGTAACATAACCTAATTCAGAATACAAACCTTCATATTCTAAATTAGACGACCCGAATTTAATTAAACTGATATCTTGACCATCTGCAGGGAGTGTTATCTTTAATGTAGTTTCTTTTAATAATTGTATATTTTCTTTTGTGACTCTAATATTTTTTATTAATACAAATGGTTCTTCTACTCCCTGACCCCAAAGATTATCGAAATTTGCTAAATTTAAAATCTCCACAGGAGTTAATAAATTAGCATCAAAAATAAAATCGACATAATACTTTGGAGTAAAATCAAAATCTGCTAAAAACTCATTCGAATAACTAATAAATTCATCCACTTTGTCTGGGCTTATGCCCGCGCCGAAAGCTCCTTCATGGCCTTCTGCGTATTCGAAATAACCACTTTCAGATAAAAATTTTCTAAAAGTAGTAAAATTACTTTGGTTAAATATTCTGCCCGAACCTTCCCAAAGGGTGTAAGTATTTTCTTCTTCTTCATGGACAGTTTCATTTAAAATTAAGGTGGGTTTTTGAAACTCATTGGCAATTTTAGTAGCAACTAGGCCAGTTAGGTTTCTATCAATACTGTGTTCTGCATCTAATTTAACTAAAATAATTTTGTTTGCTAACAGATTTTCGTTTTCGATAATTTGTTCAATTATCTTCAAGCTAGCGTCTCTTGCTTTGTTTTGCCTATTTTTGATATTTGTGCAATTACGACAAGCTTGTTCTACTCGAGTTTCAAGTTGTCCTTTAAATCCTCGCTTTGTGGAAGCAATCATCTCGTAGGCTTTAAATTCTAACATTGACTCAAATAGTATGAGCTTTTCTTCTTGCGTACCACATCTCGTTACCGCATTCACATATGGTGCAATATAAAAAGCCACTCCAAAAGGTGTAATAGTTCCTCCTAATGAAAATTGGTTTTTAATTGTCATTGCCCTAAAATAAGGGTTGATAATTTGAGATAAACCTAAATTAATTAGGTGTTTAGTTTCAAAATCTGTCATTACCATCATATCGGCTATTAATCCTAGCGCAACCAGGTCAAGAAACTGATTGGCATAATCAACATTCAATATTTCATCGATATAACAACAGAATTTATAAACCATTCCTACGCCCGATAGGGATTTTGTAGGATAATCGCAAAGCTGATTATTAATAACACAAGCATATTCAGAAATTTCTTCTGCCTCGTGATGGTCAATTACTAATACATCAACTCCACGCTGCGCCAGCTCTTTGTGCTCGTTGTAATCATTACTTGAGCTATCTGGCGCGATTACTAATTTTACATCTTCTGGAATTGTATCAAGGATAAGTCCATGTTGTTTTCCTTCGTGTACCCTATAAACAATATTGTTTTGAGTAAAACCGGGAAATAGACAATTTAAATAATTAATTAATACTGAAGCAGATGTATAGCCATCGCAATCACTATCAACCTGTATAAAAATTTTATCTCCTTGATAGATGTGTTGAACGAGCATTTTTACTCCTTTTTCAATATTTGAAATTAAAGCAGGAGATAAAATATCCTCATTCGTTGTGTTTAGATAATGTCTAATATCCTATGATTGGATACCTCTATTTAAAAGCACCTATTCAATTACTGCCGTTTCCGGTAATCGAGGTGCGATTAATTGATAATTCAAGTCATTTAAACTCCTTTCAAAGGTATCAACCCCACTATATATTTGAATTTTTATTCTTTTTCATTTTCTTCTTTTGACCAATTATAAAGTTATTCTCTCTTTAAATAATTGTAAAAACTTTTCTTTTCCCTCATCAATTGGGCTTGCTTTATATCCAGTAATCATTTTTTTATCAAATATAAAACTAATTTGTGCATCATTTTTATATTTTTGATGAATTTTAGTTAAATTATTTGTTAATTTAATAAATTCATTATCATTTAATTCTTGAAATTGTCTATCAAATGCAATAATAATTTCTTGCGCCCCAGCTTCCAAAAGCTGATGAATTTGATAAACTGATACATTACTGCCGCAGCAAGCAACCGCAATATTATTATCAATTCCAAAATAACTCATGTATAAAAGAACTGATTTTTCACTTTCAAATATAATTGCTTTTCCAAGGGTTTTAATATTGTCTTTAGCCCAATTTAAACCATATAAATTCATTCCAAGAGGATGATTATATCTTTGGTCTAGTATCTTAATTGGCCGATATTTTCCCCATCTCTCTGCATCATCTTGCGCCATGGCGCGTCCACGCAGCCCAATAAGTCTTTCATCTTTGTCAAAATGAGGAATTGTAATTTGGTCCGCTCCTGGATAATAACCAATTTGAGCCTTGTCAAGAGCCTCTTGGACCATGCCTTCATCAAGCCAGGGTTTTATAATAATATTATAATTTAATCGCTTTAAAATTGAGCTATCATATTCTTTTAATTCAACATTATAATCTTTTAATTCTACTTCTTGAACACGCTCATAAGTATCGAATAGTTTCCAGTCTGCGGGAAGATTTAAATCCACTTCTTCATATTCGCCGGCAATACCAAACTTACTCGCTACAAAGCGAATAGCATCATTTAAATCAATTTGTCTGCCTTGCTGAATATCAAACACTTTACGAGTTAATTCAAAAATATCAAAAGTAGGTTCCGCACATCCCGTATAGCATCTAAATAAAGTTGTATTTGAATACCAATATAACTTCCTACTGCCATCACCGGGCATATTGTGGCAAATTGTGGAACAGAGTATACCAAAATCGGTATACTCTGGGTCGCCACCAAAATCGCTTAATAAATCAAAAACATTTTCAGTAGAAAGTTGTTCTCTAATTTTTGACTTATCAAAATTAATCAAGGTCCACCAGCACCTTTACGCATTGGCCTTTTAGTCCCATTTCTTGATTTACATAGGCGCAAAGCATTTCTTGCTTATTCTTCTTTGGACCTTTATGGGTCTTTATAATATGTTGTGCCATTGCCGCAGTCATCTTATACTCGATACCGCCGGCCTTTTCGCTCAATTCTCCGTCTCTAATACTATTAATTGTAAAGTTTTCATTTTTTCTTAGCATAGTTTTTCTCCTTTATATTTAAAAAGCCCCAGGCTCTTCTGTAATGATTTTTAAATCATTAATACTTACTATCTCATAATCATATGTTGTAGCAAACATAGGTTTTACTCTACAACAGCCTAAATCTGCATTACACCATAAATATATACCTTTATATCTTCCTCGTCTATTTTTATAAACAGAAATTTTTATATTGGGTCGTTCAAAAGTATTTGTTGTTAAAATTCTTCCAAGAGCCTCAATATCTTTTTCTTTAACCGGAAGCATAATCATACCCAAATCAATTTTATCGGCGATAGCCTTTGCGCCACGAAGCAAGTTTTGGTCTGGGGTTTCTGCCTCGACATAATCTCCGTTTAGCTGCGTACTTGATAAAATAAAAATGCCATATTTATTACAAATATCTTTTAAACGAATAGATAACATAAATAATACATTATCTTCTCTTAGTTTTACGCCGCCAGAACGACGAGTTATTTCTTCAAGAATTTTTAAACTTGTATGAATATAATCGTGGCAAACATACTTTACATCGTGGTCTCGAATATTACGCTTAATTCTATCTTCTACATCTTGCAATGAAAAATCCGGAAGTACTTCAATATAGATGGGGCTTTCAGAAAGAATTCTGGCGGCTTCTCGCACACGCTTTTCTTCATCGCCCTCATATTTTCCATTTAAAATGTGGTCCTCATTAACACAAGCTAAAAATGCCAACATCATTGTTTGAATTTCTTCTTTTTCTTGCTCTGTTGTAATATATAGTGTTGGCTCCGCCACACCATTTTTTATCCATCCAAAGTTTTCATCATAAATTCGATTACATCCAATGTTACAAGCATCGGCCACCATTGTTCTTGATTTACCAACGCCTGTTGGAGCTGAACGCAAATAGAATTTTTTTAATCTTGCTCCACGAGTTACAGTATTAACTAATGGGCCATACATCGGAACACCGACTTCTGGATGCTCTTTTAAACGTTCAATTAATTCTTCAATGCCCTCGCCAGCTTGATGCGCCTCTCCATATTCATCATCAACATATTCCATTCGAACTGCATCAATTCGTTCATCGACTTTTTTTGCAATATCTTCTAAAGTTGCATTATCTAAAAAGTCTTCTTGAATTTGTTTCTTCTTTATATCCAAGATGTTGTCTGGGTCATAAATAAAAGAAACATCAACGCCATAATTATCATAGGCCCTTAACAAAGACATCTTTTTTAGTCGGCCATAATAATAATCAAAACCAGAACTTAATGCTGCGTCAGATGCTTTTAAAAGCCATTCTTCGCCTTTCTGTTGCTTAAAAATTGCTTCACTTTGTGGACGCGAACTTAAAAAATCTAAAATATTTTCAAGATTAATTTTTTCCGCGCCAAGCTCATGAAGTTTATAAATTGCGCCAAAAGCAATTTTATGAAACTTGTCGGGAAAATCATTTTCTGTAATTACATACTTATCACCATAATCAAGCAACTGCGGAGTATTATATACGCTACCAATTACTTGAATTATACTTGTTGAATCAATATATTTACTAGCCATCTGCTACCTCTTCATCTAAAAAAGCAAATAGTTTACGCTTTTGTACACTTCTTTGCGGAACTGGAATCCGCACTTCAATGGTTTGTGGTTTATAATTTTCTAAATTTTTATCTTCATTTTTTTGTTTAGCAAGCCATAAATTATAATAATAATTATAAGCATCTTGATAAACAAAAGGAATTATACCAATTCCATCATGAGCCTCTTCTACCGAACCACCTTTAATTTCGTAAAAGTATATTAAAGCCTTTAACATTCCAGAATAAGTATAATTATATTCTTGAGTAAATTGATTAATCTGTTTTTTCGCTCTTGGCGGCACATAATCATAATTAAACATTTTCATAATATAATCTTCTAATTTTTCAGCATCTGTTTTTTCTCTTTTTGCTTCTTTTTCAGAACATTCTACATGAGCATATTTATTGTTTGAAATTTGAATATAATTATTTTCTTTCTTGTCAATCGTTTGTTTACAATATATACATGACACAAAATCGTTTGGGTCAGTTATTTTTAATTCCGCCTTGTCACCAGTTTCAGCTTGTTGCCGCAAAGCACATGAAGCATGTGCATATCTACGACTACCGGTGGGAACAAAAGCTATTTTATCACGGTCAAAACGCTCTTTACATATAGAACAAATTACTTGATGAGCTATTTTTATCACTCCTTTATCTATATATAAATATTATATCATAATTTTTATATAAAATCAACCCCGGGCTCTTTAACCCGGGGTTGTATTTTTATTTATTAACCAATTCTTCTTTAATCTCATTAACAATTAGACTAATAAACTCGGCTTGGTCGATAGTAGCATCAGAAACTTTCTTTCCCTTGCCAAGATATTTATCTACAATTTGAGTAATACGAGGTCCATAATAATTAGGATTCTCATTCATAAGGCCGCCAACTACATCGCCAAACTCGGCCATTAGAGCATCATAATCAAAAGTAGTGGAAACCACAGAGGCTTCACGCTCATTGGTGAACAAAGAAGCGTCAGTGACTTGTGCCTCTTTATCAATAGCCTCATTTAAAGCCTTAACCAATTCGTCATATTCAAAATTAATAACAGGCTTAATGTATCTGAATCGACAGCCAGTATCAGCACTATTATCAACAGAGCGAATTACTAAACGAACTCTAGCAGCACCATTGTCTTCATACTTTTCAGCAAAGGCATAAATGTCAGCCATGTTTTTTGCAATTTCATTATAAGTAGAAGGACAAGAAGGAATATACTGGTTATATTCAGTTCCATCCTTTTTCTTAAAGGTCTTTTCCTTTACATGAGAAATAAACACAACTGCATATCCCAGTTGAGTAATAGTGCGGAAAACCTCTTCAAATTCCTTCTTAACCTTGGTCCAACCTTGGCCATAAGGAATATCACTTAGTTTTTCAACGCTAGCCTGGGAGCAAACATACTTTTCGCACAGGCCGGCGGCGATATCAACCGTGTCAACCAGAATACTCTTAAAAGTCTCTTGGACTTCAGGCTTCTTCAATTCACGAACGACCTGCTTCATTTCACCCCAAGTTGTAATATCCTGGGGAATAATACCTGGAATTGCATTATAACCTTTTTCAAAGGCTAGCAGCAAAGCCTTTGGCATTTTTGAAGCTAAAGTAGTTTTACCAGTTTTACCTTCGCCGTAGATATAAGTAATATATCCAGAAAGGTCACGGGATACTTTATGAGGCTGTAAAGCCATTAGATTAATAGTAGCCATATATTATCCTCCTTGAGGCGGATTAGAAATTAAATCCGCCGGCAGCAGGAGCAGCAGAACCCTGGTTCTTGGAAGCCTTGTACTCATCCTGGCGCTGTCTTAAAGCGGCCAGATAAGTAGCACGATTAGACATAGCCTCATTCATTTCAGCTACAGTAATAGAGCCTTCGTCATCCCACTCATAGGGGCTAGCAGCAGCCCAAGTGATTACATAATCCTTACGAGTATTTGAGAAAGTCTTAACAATAGGCTCGCCCCAGGCACCTTCTTCAGTTACAGTGCGAGTAACCACTTCAGAAACCAAACGGCCCTGTAAACGAGTAAATACAGGCTCGTGCTGAGTAGCACCCAGGCCATCAAAGTAAGAAATAGCGCGCTCATTCAAAACAGAGAACTCAACGGGAAGTAGAGAGTTGCGGAAATCAAAAATTGCACCCTTAACAATTAGCTTTTCGGGTAAATTCTTTTCTTCGTCTGCCTCAATCATACGAGTACCGGTAATAACCATATCAACATCAAAAGTGTTGCGCTTGGTTTCATCCTCATTCAAACTGGACTTAACAACAATGAAACCACCCTCGTTACGCTTGGCACTTACAAGCTCTTCCTTACCATTGCGGTCAGAATAGAACTCATTCAAACCAATTGCAGAATCAATAGCCAACAAGCTAGCCTTATCTGCGCCGTGTTCCATAACACTATACAGTTTCTTATCGATAATATCCTTCAAAACATTGAAAGATGCATTTGCCTTACCAGTGCTAGTAGTAGCAGTAGTATAAGTATAATGCACAGTAACAATATTAGTCATAGCATTATCAGTAGCAATATCAACATTACCAGAAATAAATACTGTGCCGGGATTTTTAGAATTAGGACCAGACTCCTTAATCTCCAAAGAGTGCTGATATAACCAACCTTCAATATGTGTCTTATTAATAATTTTCTTCATTTTCTTTTTTTCTCCTTTAATCTTCAATTACAAAATTTTTGCCTTTTTCAGTCAATGTATAAATAACGGGAGATTCTCCCATTTTTTCACAAAATCCATCACTTACAAGTTTACGCATTGCGCCAGAAACTCCGCGAGAATTGATGAATAGCCCTTCGCCAATTTCTCTTGCTTTCCACATTGTAGTCTCCTGGTGCTCTTGTAAAAATCTTAAAATTAGTTTACCATTATCAGTAAACAAAGGTTTTTCGCTATCTGAATTACCTTTAAAAGCTTCCCAATACATTTTTACATTTTCAGGAATTTCATCAACCTTTGCAATTTCGATGATTTCCTCTACCCAATTAATAAATTCTTGTTTTTTACTCATTATTTTTTACTCACTTTCTTTATTTACCTTGTATAAATATTATAACAAATTTAAATTATAAAGTCAATTACACTCTCTCATAAACCAAAAAGGCATAAGGAATTCCATTGTAATCGCGTAATTCAGTACAAGTTTCTATTTCCCAGTTTGGGTCTTTATCCAAATTGGGGAAATAGGTATCCACATTATCGTGACTTTTTCCAATAAACGTAACATAAACTCGGTCACAATAAGGAAGTAATTGTTTATAAATTTCGCCACCGCCGATAATAAAAATATCTTCATTAAAATTCTTTAATATTCCTTCATTGAGTTTTTTCATTGGAATAATTTGAAGATAGTGAGTTTCACAATAAAACTCACTTTTTGGGGCGAGTGTGGAAGAAATAACAATATTATGACGTTTTGGCAGAGGCTTATGGGATAATGAATCCCAAGTTTTTCGTCCCATAATCACAATATGGTTTTCTGTTGTTTCTCTAAAATATTTCATATCTGGGGGTAGGTATTCCAAAAGTTGGCCTTGATAACCAATTCCCCAGTCTTTATCAACAGCAACAATAGCAGCAATCATATACCTAACTCTAGTTTTAATTGTGGTCTTATAGGATTATAATTTACCATTTTAAAATCATCAATGGTAAAATCATAAAAATTAACAGTTCTCATAGTGTCCACATACAAATATGGAATGGGATAAATTTTATCCTTTTCATAAGGAATACCAGCTCGAATAAGCATTTCATCGGCCGCCTCCATATGACGGTCATAGATTTGCTCATTTGCCACAACATGACTAAAAACTCCAGGAGTATAACCAGTATGAATGGCAATCATAGTCAATAAAGCTGCGTATTGAATCTCATTGATGCCTCCTGGGCCAGAAGCAGTAAGCATATCTCCGCTGCGCTGAACTAGCATCATGTCAAGATAATCAGTTTGTTCACCTTGGCGTACATTCCAAATCGTCAAGAACGCACAAGGCGCCAAACCAGGGGTTTCATGTAAATCTTGTTCTTGCCAAAGACTTACAATTTTACGGCGGCCATAGGGGTCATTTTTAATATCTTCAATTAAATTATTAATTAAATTATAACGACTAACAGTTGCGCCATAGCGCTGTCCAATAGTTCCATCGCCAATATCCCATTCATCCCACCAAGTAACGCCCATGTCGTGCATAGTGGCAATATCATTGGTTGGCTTTTGGTAAATAGTGAAAATTTCACGAATACCGGTCTTCCAAGCCTGGGGACGAAGAGTACAAATTGGAAATTCTCCCTTGCTTAAATCGTATGTGCGAAAAGTATGATTTACAGAAAATGTATGCGCTGGTGTTCCATCAGCATATTTTGGACGAGGATTAATATCTTTAAATCCTTCTTCTTTAATTCTGTGAATCATTTCTACCATATATTTGTCTGCTTTTGTTATTAACATATTTTAATCCTCATTAGTTAATGTATATCCAATAAGTTTTCCGTCCATGTATCCTTTAACAAGTAGTTCTAATTCATCAATCATAACTTTATCATCTGGGTCAATTGCGCCATTATATAAATCACTATATGGAATAAAATCAATTCCTGTAATTCCATAAGCATAAGCTTTTTGTCTCATTGCCGAAGGATTCGAGCAAGCAATTTTTGCACCTTGCTCCTTAGCCAAAAGCATTAGATTACTTGTTTTACCGGAGCTGCGCCCCTGAATAATTCTATACATAAAAAGTCTCCTTATTTTATACTATATCCAAAATCTTTGGCATGAAAAAACTCTTGCCAATAATCTTCTTGCGAGTCTAATTTTTCTCGACCACACTCTTCCAAGAGTTCAAAAGTGAAATTTTCAACTCCTAGTTCTGCCATGGCGGGATATAACTTATTGCGCGTGGGTGCTTCTGCTCCTACACCGCGTTTAATGTGCTATTTCCATCTTGAGGCTACATCTACAGCCTAACCGACATAACACATCTAATTTTCTATATTAGTGATTTTATAAATACCTGTTTTAATGCCTTGTCCTAAAACTCGGCCAATTAAATCAGTATAGGGTTTTTCGTAATATACTTTCCAAATAACTTTATTAAGAGCTTCTTTGTCACGCAAGAATGGCTCTACTGCGCGCAATTGCGCTATCTCTTTAATATCGCTTTCCGGCAATACCAAACGATAAAAGTTTTTGGCTTGTTTCTTTTCTTCTTCTCTTTTGGCATTAGCAACTGCAACATTAACTGCATTACGAATTTGTTCGAGAGTTTCTGAAGCTTCTTCTGCCTGCTGGCCGATTAAAGTCATCTATTCAGAGAAAGCTTTAGCACCTTCTTCTACAATTTGTAAATAATGCTATTTATATTCTTCTTCATCCGCCTAATACTTTTTTGCGACTTGCTCTAAAGCTCTATCAAGTTGCTCTTGGGCGAGTTCCATTTGTTGCTTTAGGAAAGTTTTAGCGGTTTCTTCAGCATCCTTACGAGATTGTTCTAAATTTTTAGAAATATCATTTCGCTAATTAGCCAAGTGAGTAACATCATTAGATAATATATCTTTTTGAGTAGTAAGTAAATTTATGCGACGCTTCATTTCATCAGCTGTTCTACGCACTTCTTCACACTCTTTAAGAGCTTCTACTCTTTGCTAGCATAATCTTTCTATCTCATCACGCTCATATAATTGCT